CACGATAGCTGCCGTGTCGTCGATGGTGCCGGTCGCGCCCGCTGTAGTATCCACCAAGACGCCATCTATATACATCTTCAGCGACCCCGACTCATACGTCACGACGGCATGATACCACCGGCCCGTTGCGATGGTTCCCATGACGACCGAGTCGTCGCCGCCCGATGCTCCTATCGAACAAATCAACCTGTCAGAGGTATCAATGTAGAATCCCCAAGAGGGATAACTCGCAAGATTGTACTGTCCGAAAACGCCCTCATTTGCCCCCGAGTCTACGTCGCGCCACAGCCAGCAACCACAGCTTAATTCGGACATCCCACTCCAGTCGGCATGATCTCCAACCGATAGCGATTGATCGACGCCGTCGAAGTTCGCATAGCTACCCGCTGGCCCACCGTTGCTGAACGTCACCGTGTTGTTGTTGGTGAGCGTGTGTGTGTCACGCGCATCAGCCGTTGAATGCAAAGGCCACGCGGCCCTACAATCGCCCTTCATATACGGAGAGGCGTAATCTTCAGTTATGCGGATGGTGCCACCGTTCGCAGTCTGACCTCCGCTATGACAGTGCCCGATTACAACTCCCTCGTCTGATGACATCCAAACTTGCGGGGAGCCTTCTTCTGCCCATGACGCGCCCTCCAAGATTGCCGCCGTATTGTGCAAGGCGCTGTTCGTCCAGAAAAGATCGACTCCTCCTGTTTGATCTTGACGGAAAAACTCTTTAACGCTCACACTATCCGCAGCGACGGAGAATATCTTAAACCACCCAACGAATTGCTGTGTGTCGTTGTCGTAACTCGCCATGACGTTTCCGTGCGCATCTATCTGAACAACGTCCCAATCTTTCGTTTGCGCCCCGTCGTAGATCGCGTCGTCTACAGGATTGTAAAACGACATCCCGCCGTCAGTCCCGACCGCCCACCAATGCTTCGGCCTGCCGAACTCGTCGGTCAGGCTGGGGTCGCGCACCATTGCGACGGCGTTGGTTGTGTTGTTGACCTGAACGGGCGACGTGCCGAGAGATGTATAGTTTAGATCGTCATTGCGCTCACTCACGTCGCCGTTGTAGAGGCTGTGGGCACCAGTTGACCAGCTTTCACTGCCGTCACGCAGGAGATCAATCATCACCAAGCCGGTCGAAACGCCGACAAATATCTTGCCGTCACTGAAGTCAACATCGACAGCGGTGTACGAGCTGTGGGCGATCATCGACCACCCTGATGCGCCTTTGTTGAACGTCATATATGCCGCGCCGGTTTCCCTGTTCCACCACACGAGTTTCGTGCCGTCCTCGGTGATATACATCAGCCCGTGCATCGGCGGGTCGCCAAGTTCGTCGTGCCACGACGTGTTCTGGATCTGCTGCATGAACTGTGCGTAGTCCCAAATCGTGCCGGGGTCATCCAGATCCACGATGATGACCTTCTGCGCGTTCTCGTCGGTGCCTGTCTCGACGTAATCCGTCCAGGTCATGTCGTCGCCGACAGACACGCCGCCGATACCCGCCGACAGCGCACCACCTACGTCGGTGTCCATGATCGTGTTGAGCGCCGTGTGCAGATACTCAGCGTTGGCGACAAGCTGGTCGTAATCGGTTTCCTTGGTGGCGTCCCCTACGCTGACGCCGAGTGATGCTGTCCACGCCATTACTGCACCTCACGCTTCAGATGTGACAGGATTTCGAGTTCTCGATGACGGGAGCGAAACCGCGACCGCTCGGCCAGCACCCGATTGCGCCGTGCCTCTGCGGTGAACTTCTGCCGCTGGAGATCGGTGAACTTCTCGTCACTGGCCCGCTCGTCCTTCTCGGCAGCTTCCACGTCGAAGATTTCAGCGACGGCGATGTCCTCCTCACGAGCGAACAGCAACTCACCCACCGCCCGCCGTGCCTGTAGCACTTCAAGCGACACCTGGGCGTCAGCGTCAGCGAACGGGACGATGGTATCCACGTCGATAGACTCAGCGTCAAACGCCACATCCAGAAGGGTCATATCAGAACCACACGCTGCCGGTGCTGCCGGCATCTGCTGCGTCTGCTCTTCCAGCGGCGTTTGTCCAGAATCCACTTTCTTGCCTTTCTGTGTTTGTCGCGGCTGACCATGTCGGTGCCGTGCTGCCCATCCACCGGCCCGGGGCCAGGCGAGCCATATTCCAGCACGTCGCCGTCACCCGCTTCTGCAGCAGGTCGAGGCTGATGGTGCGGATCTGCATGGGCGTGTCGGTGAACTTGTCGTGCGTCAAGAGGAACTGGTCCGTCGTGCCCTTCATCATTGCCTCGACATTGAGGCCGATGGTGGGCACCTCCGGCTCCGTGGAGAACAGAAACACCTCGCGGTTGATCCGCGTCTCCGCGCCGGCTGTCACGTACAGCCAGGAGAACTGCATCCGGCGCCGCTTCGTCGTGCCCAGGTTGGCGATGCTCGAGGTGTTCTGTTTTTTGTACGTCACGGCGTAAGCACTGCCGGCAGGATCGTAGCGGTAGTCGCCGACGACCTCGTTGGCGAAGATCCGCTCGGGATCTCGCTGCACGGTGAAGTCCTTGGTCGTGTCGCCGCGTTCCCTGATATGCGCTGACAGGTAGGCGTCTGCGCCGCTGGCGGCGTTGACTATGCGATACACCGGCTTGTATTTGCCGTCTTCAATGGTGATGTCCGCGAACCCCTCCAGCAGCAGATCGCGGATCAGGTCGTCGCTGCTGATCTCTGCGCCGATCCACCGCCGGCCGTAATCGCCCGCGCCAAGCTCGGCTTCCCATGCCGCCAGCGCCGTCGCGTCGATGCTGCCGGACGCCACGCTCATGTGCGTCTGTAGCACGTCGTTGAGGATGTCGGGGAGCGACTGCAGCAGCGTGCCGCCAGTGGTGCCGTCGTCGGTGGCGCCCTGGACGTTGACCGTCACCGTATTCGCTGCCGTGTCGTAGGTGCCGGTCGTGATCGTAAACTCCCCGTTGGCAGCATCGAGCGAGCAGTTGCTGGTGATGTCGGTTGTGTCGTTCCACACCTTCTGGATGCTCTTGAGGGCGTGGTCTGCGATCTTGAACTTGCCGCCCGTGCCAGCTGTCGAGTCGATCTGATACGCCGGCAGTTTTTCCCCACCCCCTGCCGAGGTCTGCCAATCCCCATAGACCAGGGGGATCGGCTGATATTTGGCCTTGGTCTCGACGTTGGCGTATGTGGCCGGGTCGAGCCGATTGGCCGGCAGCGCGATCTTGTCCTTGCTGCGAATATCGTCTACCCCGAACCGCAGGCTGGTGGCATCCCAGACGATGCCGCTCGGAAATCGCACAATACCCGTGAACACCGTTTCATAATCCCCAATGGTGGTCCCCTGGCCGATCTTGATGGTGACGACCCGGTTGCCCCATTCCTCGCTGTCCGTGCTGTCTCTGACGGTGCTGTCGGCGTCGTGGAGGGCAATCGTCAGCGAGGGGGATATAAGCCGCGGATCGAGCAGGGCGCCCGTAGAGAGCCGCAGGACGGGTATAGAAACGATCCTGCCGTCATATGCCGTGCCGTCGCTCATCGCCAGGCTGTCGTCGGCATACCGCACCGTGCCGCTGTCGAGGGCGACCTCGAGCAGGACGTGCCAATCGCGGGTCGATCTGGTAATATCGAGAGCCACGATTTACCTCGTTTTTTCCTCCCACACAATGGCGGCAATATCGTAGAAGCTGCTGAACTGGTGGGCGAGGTTGAGCGGCGTGATCATATAGACATACGCCGAATCTATTGACGCCCTGGACGTATCCCAGCAGATCAGGGCCGGGTCGTTGTTGCCGATGCGCTTGAAGATCGCCGCCCACTTGTCCGTCTCCGTCTGCGCGACGAACGCAAACGAGGTACGGATGCGCCGGAATGCCGCCTTTTCGGTTATGTCATGCACCGTGCCCGGCGACTTCACCCCCTCGCTCGGGTCGAGCGTCTCGACGCGCAGATCGGCCGTGATGTCGCGGGTCGTGTCGTAATACTCCCCGAACATGATGCGACCGATCTGTATGTAGGCGTCGGGGTTCGTCGGGTCGTCGATAGTCACCCGCCAGTAGCGCAGCGTGGCCTGCGTGAAATAGTGGGTGATGCGGTCGATCACATTGCCGTCGCTGTCCAGGGAAGCCGCCTTCCCGGTGTTCGCCGCATTGGTTTGGTAGTTCCAACCCACAATCGTCTCGTCAACCGTGGGCGAGCCCCAGGAGTCCGACGCATTGCCCTCAAACGTCACTGTGGCGTCCTTGGTCAGGTTGTGCGCCAGGATCGTGACGCAGTCTACTTTTTTCGTCGTGACGACGAGATCGAACTTGATCCACTCCGTTGTATCTGAATCGGTGCGCCATGTCGTGCCGACGCTCGCCTTGACGGCGTTGCTGTCGGCATGGCTCGTGCCGTCGCTACTCGACGAAATGACAGCCGTCGAAATATCTGAGGCCGGGTCGTAGAGGATGCGGAAGGCCATGTCACACGCTCGGGGGCGTGGTCACGCCAGTAGAGTAAATCACAGTTTCTCCACGCTCAGAAGATGCGCGGATGCGCTCAATCAGCATGTCGCCGACTTCACCCTCCATCAGTTCGCGCACGCCTCGAGGGTCGAGCGCCTGGACGTTGACGTTGAAATGCACCACCGTGCCCCGGCTGCCGCTGGCGCCGCCCATGAAGCCCGCACCTCCGGGTGTGATGTCCACCCGCTCGGGGCCACGGTCGCCAGCCAGGATCGTCGTCGGGCGGTTGACCATGCCGTGATAGCCGCGGGCCGCCACGATGTCAAAGAACTGAGATAGGTAATCCCTCGCGCTCTCGTTGTTGCCACCCGACGCGATGAGGTCGATGATGTTGTTGCCCTTCTGGGTGCCGAGCGGGCTGTCGTAGCCGGCCAAGAAGTGCGCGAACGCTTCGCCCCGGGCGCTGAAGTTGCCGGCCTGAAACGCCCGCATCCCTTCGCCAACACTCAACCGTGGCTTGTTCCCTTCGACATCGTCGTCAGCATCGCCAGAAATCCTCTTCCCGGATCCTCCCGGCCCCA